CATTGTTCAAATGTTTGTCTTATATCAAAACTTTCATCATTAATAACAGTAACTGACCAAGGTTCAAAGGTTCTGTCTCCAGCAACCTTCAAAATACGTCCTCTAAAAGGAATTTCTACCGGAGCAATCGTGGAAGAAGGAAGAGCTGCTGCCTTAACTAAAAATCTAGATTTTTGTAAGACCTCATTTTCATTAACTGGTGCTACAGATGTAGGGAATGCTAAGACAACTTCAAAAAGATTGGGTCTAGCTCCACCACCAGTTAATTTAGATTTAAAATCACTAATCTTCCTTAACGGAATTGTTTCTTGTTGTAAACGTTCTGCCATTGTTGGAAACCTCTAAATTAAACGGAACCGATGACTTCTTCAAAAGATACGCCAGTTCTGGTGGCGATAAAGTTAAGACCGATGAAGTTAATCGATCTTGCTGGTTTGACATAAATGTCAGCAACAAACTCATTTGAATCAATGATTGCTGCGGTATTGTTTGTTTCGTCACAAACAACTACGAAATCTTGAATACCTCTCTTTGCTTGAACATCACGAAGGAAAGGTTCAACAATATTTACAAAGTTTGCTCTTGTAATTTCATCATTAAATTCAAAGAGTTGATCTTTTGCTGCAGCAGCAATAGCATCTTCAAGATAGATAAAGAGACGACGGACATTGATACGATCAAATGCAGATGCCTTAGCAAATCCAGTCTTATCACCAAATAGGATAATTCCAGATCCTGGTGAGAAGATGACTGGATTGACTCTAGAAGAATAAAGTCTATCTCTTTGTGCCTTGCCTGGATTATAAGCCAGTTTTACAGCATTGAGAATAGTTCCTCTAGAAGTTCCGGCAGGTGAGAACCATGGGAAGTTATTGATATCATTTCTAGCACATGTTCCGGCAATGTCTCCATTTAAAGGAACATATCTGAATACATCATTAAATCTATCATACATGTATTTGTAGCCACTATCGAATATTCCATAAGAGGAAGACGTGATAGGATTGAAGAAATCAATTATATTTGTAGTTGCATCTTCAACTGATTTTACAAGTGCTGTTGTTCCATCTTCATCCGGACCAGGATCAGTTAAAACTGCACCTCTATGTGGTGAAATAAATGCAATAGCATCTTTTCTCAGTTCTGCAATTTGGATTAATTTAGTTGCAAGTGCTCTTGTGTCATCTTGACCATATTTTCCAGATCCCATTAAAAGGAAATCAACATCAACATCTGATTCATTTTCAAAGAGTGCATAACCACTAACTAAATCACTAAGTCCAGAATCAAGTGCTCCTGTTTCAATTCCCGTTTTTCCACCATAGTTTTTACCTTGACTTAAGGTAAGATTTAGTGGTCCACAAGCATCAAAAATATTTGGACCATCAGCATCTTCTGCTAATTGATTCCATCCACCATCTGTAAATGTGGAGAATCCTACACCATCAAAACCAGTTTTTACTAGAGTTTGATTTGTTCCACTTCCTGCAAATATGTACTCGGAGTTAACTTCCAAATACTTATTCCAATAAGATGGAGAACCAACAGAGAACTCTGCATCAGAAGCTTTAGAAAGATTTAAATGCTTCTCAAGAATTGTTCCGGCATTTCCGGTAATTGTTCCTTTACCATCAATTACAACAACGTGAATCTCATCGTTTCTTGATCCTCTTGCAGCGGCATATGCAGAAGTTCCTGGAGCATCTGCTAATGAGTTCCATTTAACTGTGGATACAGTTTCTGTTCCACCGACAGTTTGAGAACTCAATGCCAGTGTTTGCTCTCCAAACCAATCAACTGCGGATGTTACTGAAGTCGTTGCATAAGATGTAGCAGTCCCTGCGGTATGAATAGCAACGTTTCCAGTTGTAGAAAACTTATAGACATTATTGTAATCAACAGCAGTAGAAGTCCCTCCAGCAGATACGTGAGAAACAACTTTTACATCTACAGTTCCGGAATTAACCTTTGTAATAATTCCTTTGAGATGTCCATCAATTAATGATGTTGTTCCTGCACCAGCTCCAGTATTAGATACTACTTTAGAAATTGCCTGAGTAATACCCATTCCGACAGCAACTTGTGTGCCACCATCAGGTGTTTGATCAAAATTTAATCTTTGATCTGCCTGAGCATCAATAATAGCAACTCTAATATCGTTTGCCCAAGATCCAGGGTTCTTAGCTACCACTGTTACACCATTTAATGGCGTGGATGGATAATTTAATTCTTCGTAGTGCTCAACACTCTTAATTTTTACTGTAGTTCCGGCACCTACATCGTGAGCATTCTTTAAACCACTGTTATCTGCTCTGACAACATTCATAATGCCACCATAAGCCAAGTACGAGGATGCCGTCATCCAAGTCTCATAGTGCTTATCTTCACTATATGGTTTTCCAAATGTGTCAACTAAATCATTCTCTGTATTAATTCTAGTTACTGTACCTACTGGACCTTTGGCAAAAGGACCGACAATACCGCCGATCTTATCGGAAGTTGGATCAACTCTACCTTGAGTAAGGTCAACTTCTCGTATCAGAATTCCAGGAGATGCTAAATTTAATGGCATCTTGCTTTTCCTCGCAATCCAAATTTATCTAAAAATATTTAGGAAAAGGGTTATTTTCAGTGGGGAAACAGTGCATGAACTACCAATCAG